CCCAAGAGACCACAGTACGGGTCGTTAGATCCCGTCTGTATTGGTCTCTCCCACCGGCCATAATGGCCTGGTCCCGCCAGTCTAAACCGGCGAGCTCCACCTCAGCTTGATGCTGACGCGCTGAGGGCGTCCAGTACGCTCTAAGTGCTTATCATCACTCTGCGGGAGGCTAGCCCACAAAGCGGCATCGTGAGTGACCCCAAAGGGGCCACCTACAGATGCACCTGGCGATAACCAGTGCGGCGGGTGATTAAACCCGTCGTTTATGGTCGAATCGCCCAGCTTGAGTATACACTTAAGCAGGGCGCCCGGCCCATCGAGAACATCGATAGGGCTACGGGCAGACACAACAAAGCCCTTAACCAAGGGGCTTTGATAGTCAGGATGCCACCGTTCGGTTTCAAACCCGAGCGATGATATCCTCCCTAGCACCGAGGAATCGGCAAGGACCGGAGGGAAGAACCTAATCATCCCTTCGATCTTCTTGTCCAATTCTTGACAGGTCCTCCAGTAACCTCTCATAAAGAGTTGGTTCCGGAGGGACACCATCGAGATTACCTCGGTCGCGTCCTGCCGTCGTGTCGGAAATACGTCGCGGACACGGACAATACTAACGTCCGTTCCGTTATAGTACTCCCGGCCACAAGACTCTCTGAACTTTCCAGTCCAGAAAGACTTGTCCAGACCAACTACCGCACCGAAATGCGATAGTGTCTGTACGACGGTATGCACATGGTCTGCGGGAACAATCAAGTCGTCCCCGTAGACACGCACCGACCCGACGAAACGTTTTATATCTCGTCGGGAAAGTGGGCGATTGAGGGATTTCTGAATCCCCAAGAAGATCAGTGTTGTAAAAACCACTGCTTCTATAGGGAAACAGAGCCCTGAACCCATAGACGCGTATTTGGCGAGACGAATAGTCTCACCATTTACGACAGCCCGCCGGGAACGAGATGCATCAATGGCCGCTGCTAAAAACGGCCACTGTGACATCATCGCCCTGACGAGCTGATTCGAGACACGATCGGAAGCATCGCTAAGGTCTAGCGTTGCGGTTCGGTTGTCAATCGAACCTTTCCGAGCAAGTTCCTGGTTAGGAACCTGATCAGAAAAACCGATCAACTTCGGGAGGAGGTTATCTCTCTCGAAGTTCCGCATGAAGCTATAAAGCAAGGCCTGTTGTGCATATTGCATACAGGTCGGCTCCATAGCAATCACGCGCGGTGTCTTGAGCGTCTTAGGAACAAGAGTTACCTTTACAGGTTCCTCTTCACCGGGTTCGAGGATGTCCATCTCATCAAGAACGGGCAGATAATGCCAATTCGGGATGAGATAGCTCTGAGCAGGAATAAAACCCTGCTGGAGCCGGCGGGTCCAGGTACGTTGGTTCCACTTCTGGTTTCCCAGAATGTGGTCCGCAGTTGACCCTGGACCATGCTTCGGAACTAGTCGATTGAAATAAACCTCACGGTTTATTCTCTCGAAAAGAGGACCGAATAGCATTGTCGATACATTTTGGAACTCGCGGATATCGCTATCCGTGAGCTCCGTATCGAAACGTCGAACATCCTTCTCACATTGGACATAATTCCGTAGGGCTTGAGCCTTCCTTGCATCACTGCAAGGGAGCTCAATCTTACCAAACATCAGCGTTAGCTGACGTAAGGCTAAGATAGCGTCCACATCGGGATCGTCCAACAACAGCCCACTACTCCGGTCGAACACACGGGCGAAGAAACCTCCGAGAAATCGGGGGAGCCTTCCATCGCGATCCTTTCGGAACGCGGTGTGGTTGCCCACCTGACCTTGGTCTAGCCATTTTTGGATGGCCTTTCCAAAATCAGGTAGGGTTATCGTTAAAAACGATAACCCCTCATGTTCGATCCGCCTCGAGACGGTCTTAATGTCTCGAGTGGCGCTCGTGCAGCATCCGCCAGCTGATTCCTCAGCTAGCGTGGACCAGAGTGACATCAGGCTTTTCACCTGTCCTCTTTGCAGAGGTTACCTCCTCTATCGAAGGTTCAGGATCCATAGCCTATGTTACTAAAGTCCAGCAGACCTTTCAATGAACATTCGTGCATTGATAGGCAGCGTTCCCAGTAACTCCGCAACACCGAGGTGGCGTTGCAGGACCTGATCATAGACCCAAGTATCACTACCTGGGACTAAGCCAAGTCCTGTTTCGTATACCTCGATAAAGCGCGGTTCGTCCTCCAGTCCTTGGTGAATCAAGCTAAAATTAATTAGCATGACCGCCAAATAGACTAGATGACTGGCCGGATTACTATTCCCGTCGGGAGATGGGTTGCTAATTACTTAGCTCCTTTCAACCTTAGGGATAGAATCAAGCTACTGAGTAGCTGTTTTCTGCTTGGACACCATGGAGTAGTGTCCATTTCGGGACACGGACGTACCTTACGGCGAACTGCAGTCTACTATAGACCGAGAAGTTTCTCGATCCAAGTAGAACCAAGCAGCTCCCTGGTAGAGTTATTGATGAGATCGAAAACGATTGCCACAAGAAGGATGGTTTTAAAGCCAACCTTCAAGCGGACATCCGCATCAATCCCATCTGCTCTATCAGGACGTCCCGAACGGAGACCAGATACAAGCTTGACGACCCTTTCGGGGGCCTTCTCGCTTGTTACATCCTGGCCTTCGCCCTTACCACTACGACTCGCCACCAAGAACTTTGGTGACGACCGCATTCGAAGTCGCGGTCAGCTGGGCGTTAAACCCAG